TTGGTTGATTAGTCTAAGGTTTTGTAATAGAACCTATGTTATATTGGTCATAATACCTACAAATACATTCCTAGTTTGTAGCTCTATTATTTAATATTAAACAGAGTTTAAAGACTCAGTGTATTAAATGTAAAAAGCCTTTATAACTTTGACGAAGGAAATTAACTCTAACGGATAGGAGGACTTAATGTCAAATATATTCGTGTTATCAAAAAAAGGTAAACCATTAATGCCTTGTAAACCCGCAAAGTGTAGAAGATTATTAAAAAATGGTAATGCAAAAATTGTTAAAATGTATCCATTTACAATACAGTTGTTATTTGATTGTGAAGAGCAAGTTCAAGAAGTAACTCTTGGTATAGACTCTGGTTATGGAAATATTGGTTTCAGTGCAGTATCAGAAACAAAAGAATTAATAACAGGTACTGTTAGATTAGATGGAAAAACATCAGAAAGATTGACTGAACGAAGAATGTACCGAAGAGGCAGAAGAAATAAATTAAGATATAGACAACCCAGATTTAATAATAGAGTTAGAAAAGAAGGTTGGTTGCCTCCTTCAATACAAAGAAGATATGATACACATATTAATATTATTAATCGTATTAAGAAGATTTTACCAATAACAAAAGTTATTATAGAAGTAGCAAAATTTGATATTCAAAAAATAATGAATCCAGAAATACAAGGAACCGATTATCAACAGGGTAATTTATATGATTATCAAAATATAAGAAGTTATTTAATGTCCAGAGAAAAAGGAAAATGCCAATTATGTGGTAAAGACTTTATAGGACAACCAAGTCATATTCATCATTGTAAACAAAGAAGTGAAGCAGGAAGTAATAGAGTAGATAATTTAGCTATTCTTCATAAAGCCTGCCATGAGAAATTGCATAAACAAGGATTGAAATTAAGTAAACCTAAAAGCTACAAACCAAATACTTTTATGAGCATCATTCATAAAAGATTTTGGAAAGATATACCAAATTTAGAAACAACATGCGGATACGAGACTTTTATAAAAAGAAATGAATTAGGATTAGAAAAAAGTCATTCAACAGATGCTTTTGTAATAGCAAATGGAAATATTCAAGAAAGAACAAAAATTATAGAAGTTAAACAAATACACAGGAGCAATAGAATTTTACAACTGAATAGAAAAGGTTTTAAACCTTCTATTAAAAAAGAAAAATCCAAAGTCAACCCTGAAGATTTGTTTTGGGTTAGTAATAAACAATATATTTGTAAAGGAATGTTCAACAAGGGAAAATATATCACTTATGGAAGTACCAAAAACAAAGAATATTTTAAATTTTCACAAGTAGAAAAAATATATAGACAGGGCAGTTTAGTATGGAACTAAAAACAAAGAAGACCCATTCATTTAGTGATGAATGGGTCTTCTTTGCTATGGTAAATAAATCATCCCGTTTTTACTTACTTTACTTTCAAACATACAAACATACTACTTTTGAAATATCGTTTGTAGAAACGCTTTAAAATGGCAAAAGAATTGAAAATTTTATGGTAGTAGAAATGAAAGTAAATATGTTGAAATATTTCAAATAAATTATTTAATAAATTTATAAAATAAATATATTTTAAATATATATTTTCTTGACTTTTAATTAAGATTGTATTATAATAAATATAGGAGGCAAAAATTATGCTAAGAAAAAATGAAGGCAAAAAGAATAAATATATGTTAAATATTCAACGGGAACTATTAAACAAATATTTATTAAAATGCAAGCAAATGGATTTGAATGCTAATGCTTTGGTACGAAGGTTTATTAATAAAGTTATTAATGACGATACTAATACAGAAATTGATGTTAAAAAAATAACAACTGAAATATTAACTGAAATAAAACAGGAGGTTAATAAATAACTATGATAATAATAGATAAAGAATTTTCTGAATTACTTACACCACTTACAACTGAAGAATTTGAAGGATTAGAAAATTTATTATTAAAAGAGGGCATTCGTGATGCAATTGTTTTATGGGGTGATAAAATAATTGATGGTCATAATAGGTATAACATTGCACAAAAGCATAATTTACCATTTAAAACAATAACCAAAGATTTTAATAATAAATATGAAGTTATTGATTGGATTTATAAAAACCAACTATCTAAAAGAAATTTAACTGAAGAACAAAAAGCATATTATATTGGTAAGCAATATGAAAATGAAAAGATGCAAAGTGGATTTAGAAGTGACCTTGTGGCAAATTGCAACAAGGTTAATACAAAAGAAAAAATAGCAAATGCACATAATATAAATGAAAGTACCGTTATTAGAAATGCTGAATTTTCTAAAGGTATTGATTTTATAGGTGAAGTTAATCCTGAATTAAAAAACAAAATATTACAAGGTGAGGCTGATTTTACTAAACAAGAAATTCAAACATTAGGTAAAGATGTTAATGTAGAAACTAAAAATGAAGTTAAAAAAAATTAATGGTATTTCTTTACTTACAAATGAAGATGAAATTGAAAAGTTAGAAAAAATTAAATCTGTTGAAATTACCAAAAGAAAATTAATTGAAATTGAAAATGATAGAATTAAAAAGTTAGAAGATGCAAAAAATGAAAGAGAATTACAAGAACAGCGAGCTAAAGAACTTAAAGAAATTCGTGATAAAGAACAAAAGGAACTTGATAAAATAGAAGCTAAACAAGAATTATTACAACAAAAGAAATTAGAAATTGAAAATTCATTAACTAAATTAATTGAAGTTAAGTCATTTGATTTTATTCATAATATTTTATAATAAAATAATTTTAAAATAAATAATATAACTATTGACTTTTAATTATAATTGTATTATAATGTATATGGAGGTCATACAATTATGAAAGAAAGTTTAATAATTTCAATTGATACTAATTTAAAAAAAGAATTACAACATATTGCTATTGATATAAATAGTAATATAACAAACATTGTTAATGAATTAATAAAGGAATTTATAGCTAAACATAAATCGGAGGTTAATAAATAACTATGCAAAATTACATTATAGAAAATTTTGAAACAAAGTTGATAAATGAATTTCTTGAAATACGAAATATTAATTTGCAAGGTTTAAAGATATTGCGAGAAAACATTTTAGCAAATGGATATAATAAAGAATTTAATTTAACAGTTAGTAAAAGCAACAACAATTATAAATTAATAGCTGGACGACATAGATATGAAATTTTAAAAGAATTAAATATAAAAGAAGTTCCAGTTATAGTATATGAAAATCTATCATACAACGAAGAATTGAAAATAGCTAGGCAAAGCAATACAGATGTTGAAAGTTTTATACCAACTACTTTTATTGATGATGCTGAATTAATATGGAGAGAGTTAAAGAACAATAAAGAAATGACACAAGAAAAATTAGGTGTTGCTATGGGTTGGAGTAGAGATAAAGTACAAGGTTATTTTAGTTTAAATAAAATTCACATTTCATGTTGGCAATTAATAAAAAGCAGTGTGGCAACTATTTCAAAAAAAGCCACAGACGATAACGAAACCAATGCCACATTATTTGTGGCAAATGCCACATTGTTTACCGAAGGGTTACTGCGTGATATAATAAACATATACCCATCACAACAACGAAGTTTGTGTAAACAATTAATTGAAAATAAAATAACCAAAGGTAAATTTAAACAATTAGCAAAAGCATTTAAAGTTAGAAATGAATTGTTAAAAATAGTAGTAAAAGAATTAACACCACTTTATGATGAAGAGGCATTTAAGAAAATTATTACTAAAGCTGGTGAAGTTAAATTGTATATTAGAAATTATGCAAAAAAAGCATTACAACAAATTCAATCTGGTTATTATGATAATTATGAAGCATCATTTAAATTGGATGATAATTATTTAAATAAATTAGATAATACTTCAATATCTAAAGAAATTATTATTAAATTAAAAACAATGAAGAGCCAAAAATTTAATAATGAAAATGATTTTGTTTCATATTTAGAAAAGATATTTGGAAAAACAGAAATAGATATTTATGAAAATGAATTTTTGAAAAATATTAATTATGAAGATGTAAAAGTTAAAGATAAATTCAATAATTTAATTAATTCTTTTAAAGATGAATGGGAAAAGAAAAACGGAATAAAGTTAATCAACGGGGATTTCTATGAGAAAGTTAAAGATGTAAAAGATTATAGTGTTAATTTAATTATTACAGACCCACCATATTTTTTAAATGATAGTAGAGTGTTTAAATTTAAAGATACTAATGGTAAAAAAACAAGAAATGATATTACAAATGATATGGGAGAATGGGATAAAGAATCACCCGAACAAATACGCAGAAATATCAAGCAATGGTTAATTGAATTTCAAAGAATTTTAGTTGAAAATGGTTCTGGATATATATTTACTAGTGATAGATATATTTCTTATTTTAGAGATATAATAGATGAGTTAAAATTAAAATATAAACATACATTGACTTGGTGTAAAACAAATCCACCACCACAAACAGTAAAAACAAATTGGAATAGTGCAAATGAATATGTGATATTTTTTACAAAGTGTGAATCGGGACATACATTTCATTATGGAAATGAAAATGAAATGAAAAATTATTTTGAATGTGCTATATGTGGAGGAAATGAGAGATTAAAAGATAAGAATTTAAATACATTACATCCAACACAAAAACCAGAGCAAATAATACAAAAATTAATGGAGGTTAGTTCCGTTGTTGGTGATGTTATATTTGATGGTTTTATGGGCGTAGGGACAGTGCCTGCAGTTTGTAAAAAGTTAAATAGAAAATGTATTGGAATTGAAAAAGATGAGGTTTATTATAATGCAGCACAAAACAGATTGAAAAACAAAGGAGATAAATAATTGTGGGAACGGGTAATGTAAAACAAGATGCAAAAATTGGTGATATAGGTGAATTTATACTGCCCATATTATTACAAAGGTTTAAGGATTTAACAATTATTAGTAGATTGCAAAATAGTGATGGCGATGTAATTTTATCGGATGGGTTTAATGATGTTTTATATGAAATAAAAACAGATTTATATAAAAAAACGGGAAATATATGTATTGAATATGAATGTAGGAATAAACCATCAGGTTTATATATAACCAAAGCCAAATGGTTTTGTATTTATTTACTTAATTTACATGAAATGTGGATTATTGAATGTTTAAAATTAAAAGAAATAATTGAAAAAGATAAATGTAATTTTAAAAAGATAAATGCTAAAAATAAACAAAATAATAACACATTATGTTATTTATTACCAAGATATAAATATAAAAATTATTTTTATATTTATAGAATTACAGATGATATTATAAAGCAATTACCAAATGATTTATATTCAGTTTATTTAAAAGAATTAATGGAGAGTTAATCCTCTCCTTCTTCTTCTTTCACTTCATCACCAATTTTAATCATCTTCACTGGTGGCTTGAGTATAAATTCATCTTTACCATCATTTATATCAATAGCTTTAACTGTATTTTCATAATTATTTTTCTTATAATTCTTACTTGCACTTTGAACAAACTTTACAAAATTAACAATACTTTCATCATCTTCACCTGAAATATCTTTCATTTCTTGATAATTTGCCTGTTGTAATAATTCATTCAATTTATTAACAATAGGTAAAATATCATTATATTTATATGTTATTTTTATACTATCACGCAAGCCCGTAGCTTCTGTTATAACAATATTGTTAGCTTCTGGATGCCCATATTCAATCATCTTGGTTCGTATATTTTCATTATCAGCATTCATTCTATTTAAGAATTTCATAACTTTTATATATAGTTTTTCTAACCGTTGTTTACGGAGTTCTTTATGTGAGATTGAATTTGTATTATTCAGTGAGGCTAGGTATTTCTCACGAGATAGCTTTAGTAATTCGCTGTATTTTTCTGAATATTCAAAATATTTTACTTGTTTAGAAGAAATAGTTAGCTTGTATTTTTTATAGAATTGCTTAAGAATTAATTCAACAGGCTTAAACATTGCCAAACGAGTGATTATAAAAACCCTTTGGTTATATGTTAGACTTTGTAATTCAGTTTTATCATCAGATGTGTTATTAGTCCGTGCAAATGCACCAACAATATTTTCAATTGTAATATCTCTGTTTATTTTGGTTTTTTGTTTTACCATAATTTTATTTACTTTTTGTAAGCTGTATATTTAATACATGTTTATCAAGTGATAATTTACAAGTATTTATATTTATACTTTATACTATTATCTGTTTGTTTTTTTAACTTTAACTTTGAATTTGTTAAATATATCCAACAATAGCCGAAGTTGATTAATAGCAATAGTTCACTGGGTACATTTTTAACAAGAAAAAATTTCTTTATTTTCAATGGTTTATACATTCGAGTTTACATAATATTATTTCTTTCATAAACCATTACTAATAAATATAACACCAATTTCATAAAAAGCAAATAATATTTATAAAACACTTGACTTTTATAAATAAA